CAGTGATGCCATCGCGTAGCAATTGCAGGTTGTCGAGCTGGCTGGTGCCGAACGTCTTCATTTGCTTCGCGAAGGCCATTGCCTCGGCGTTCGCGTGCGAGTCCAGGCCCAGCGCCTCGACACGGCCAGATTCAGTTTGATAGTGCTTTGCTTCTTTCAGACCCGCAACCAGGGGAACCCCCATTACCGCGCCGGTGGCGGTAGCGCCTGCGCCAGCAGCAACCATGCCGCCGGCAGTGCTGCGCAACTTGTCGGCCCGATGTTGGGCGGTGGCGACGTTCTGCTGTTTCTGCGACGCTGCAGCCAGCTTTTTGCGCTGGGTATCGAGCTCGACGTTTGTCAGCGCAATGCTATCGCGCAGCCAGGTTTGCGCCTGCGTGATCGTCTCTTTCTTGTTGACGTTGATGCCGGCCGCACCAAGACGTGCCGCCATCTCGCGATTGCGTTCGAGGTTCGTTCGGTAGGATGCGTTGAGTTTGTCGACGACCGCTTGCGCCTTTTTCTGCTCGGAAGTCAGTCGCTTGACGGCGTTCGCCGCAGGATCGGCTTCGGCCTTTAGGCGTTCCAGTTGAGTGCCGACATCGCGCGCGCGCTGGGCGGCGGCTTGCATCTCGATAGACGTTTGCTTGAGGCCGCGCTTGAGCGATTGAAACTCGTTCAGGCGCTTTTGTTGCGAGTCCAATTCCTTGAGGCGATCACTCGCCGCCTTGAAAGCCCTGGCGGTCTCATTGGAACCGCCAGCGATCTTTTTCAGCGGACCGAGGACGCGATCTTGGAGAGACAGAATTACCTGCATTTTTAGATCGTTGCTCATTTACTCCGCTCCGCTTCGCACCCTGGCGCGCTCGCGCCAGGTCATCAACTCTTCGACATCTAATTCATCCATCGCCGCCGGCATCCAATGAAAGACGGCGGCGATGTCTGCCATCGCCTCTTCTACTTCGAGCGGGAGACCATAGCGCGATCCGCCTTCGGTGCCAAAAAATTGGAAACCTCAGTACCGATCTGCAACAGGTCGGCCGGGTCCATACCGGCGACATCGGATTGCGTGAGCGCCGGCTCGGTGATGCGTGGCAAGACGACTTGCAGCGCCGTGACGTTCATTTGCATCACATCGAGCAGACTGACGCCACGCAGCGCCCCGGCCTTCGGACGACGGATCATCAGTTCGGTGATTTCGGTGTTGCCGCGAGCGATAGGCTCATCCAGGACGATGACGGCAGTTTCTTGTTTGGATTCGGTTTGCTTGGACATGTTGTTTCCTTTGTGTGGTGAATGTGTGTTTTGTTACGTTGCGACGGCTGGCCCGATTACAGCCCGATTGCTTTCAGCAAGTCGCTGTTCTGGCTGACGCCGCCGATGTTCTCGACGCCGGCGACGAAATCGAATTCGTAGATGACTTCGTTGTTGATGGTCAGCTTGTAGTAGCTGCACGGCATCGTGTATTTCTGATTCGTGTCGTCGCCGGCCTTCGCGTTGCCCATGTCCACTTCTTTGTAGCGGCCGCCGACGACAATCTCGACGGCATCGACCTTGCCGGTATCGTCGTTCTGATAGCCTCCGGCGAAGCGAACTTGCACGGCGTTATGCTTCTTCGCACCGTACTTTTTCAGCGCCTCGACGATCAAGCCGCCGGCCGTCCATTCCAGCGAAATCGCTTCGTTGCCCAGGTCAACGGACACGGGGCCGGTCATGCTGCCGGCGCGATACTCTTCCATCTTGCGAGACAGCTTCGGCAATGTGACCTCGGGGACTTCGCCGATGAAGCTGGTGCCGTCCAGGAACAGATTGAACAGCTTTAATTTGCTGGGCATACCCATGTTGAAATCTCCTCTTGCGATGTTTGTTCATTACCGGCCGGCGAAGGTGCCGACCGGGAGCAGGTCCGAATTAAGCTGTAATGCGGCTGGCGAAATCGGCCAGGTAGCTATCGGTAATGCGCTGCTGGAACATCAGATTTTCCAGCGGCGGAACCGGAGTGTAGTTGTAGTCAATCGTCAGCTTGCCGGCCTTCAACGTGTCTTTGTCGTTGAACTGCTCGTCGTACCAGGCTTCGCCGTCGATGATGTAGCCGAAGGCTTTCAGTTCGCGGAACTTGGCATTGATGCTGGCGAGCATGTCGGTCACAAGCGACGGATGCAACGGCTTGTCTACATAGTCCATATGCGCTTCGGCAATGGTGTCCGCCAGCACCTGGGCCGTGCGGGTGTAGTTCTCGAACGGGAAGAAGCCGCCTTGTACTTCGCAGGTACGTGAGCCCCAAAAGCGATAGCCGCTCGAATTGATGAGTGTCGTGACTTCCTTCGCGTTCAAGACGCCGGCGTCGGTAGCTGGGTCTTGCAAGTCCCAAAACACGTCTTTCGAGATACCCGTCGGGCCATTGATGACGACGTTCGAGATGGTCTTATGCCAACCGGTCTCTTCGTCGATCTTGGCGCGCATCGCCATCGCATAGGCCACGGCCGACATTTCCTTGTCCGCGCTGGTCTTGGTGTCCCAGGACAGGAAGTTCGGCCAGATGATCATTACTTCACGCTGGCCGAACTGACCGCGATAGGTCGTAGCAGCGACGACGTTGTCGCAGTCATGAGCGAACGCGTAGACGAAACCACGCAGCGACTGCGCAACGCTTGCGAGCGCGTTTGTCACGGCCTGGGTATCGAGACCAGGAGCGCCCAAAATGCGCGGCTTTATGCCGAGCTTGCTTTGCGCCGCCAGCAGCGCTTTAGCGCCCAGATACTTGCCGTCTTCGGAAACACCACCGACGACATTCGAAGTCGTCTCGGCTTCGGTAGCGCCTTCGGCGACACGGACGACAACGGTCAGCGGCTTGGTCTGCGCGGCGAACACTTCCAGCACGCGGCGCAACGTGCCTTTTGTGCCGGCCTTGGCCTGGGCTGCAATCACGTTCGTGATAAGAACCGGCGTATTTAGCGGGAAGACGGCAGGGTCCGCGTCTTCGGCCGTAGCAATCAGGCCGATGACAGCCGTTGCAATGGTACGAATTGGACGCGAGCCTTCATTGACTTCAATGACGCGCACGCCGTGGTGGTAATCGGTTGTCATATTCAGGACTCCTGTTAGGTGTTATTGCTGGTTGCTGGGTTCGTCGGGGGCCGGAGGCGCGGCGTCTTCTGTTTCGACTGCCGGTGCGGGGATGTCTTCTACGATCCAAGAGCCGTCGAGAAAGCCTGGATCGGTCGCATCCTTGTCGCTGATCCAACGCGCGCGCTTGCCCTCGGGAATCGACGGCGGGGCTGTCACGACTGCGCGAAACGCCACGTTGTAGTGATCGGGATCAAGCGCGAATTGCTGCGCCTTGTCCTTGTACAGAAAAACGCCGTTGGGGTCTGTTTGGTAGGTGGTGATAGTTGTCATTGCTTCCTCGTTCAAATATGGATGCGTGGAGCGAATGCGGTGTTCGCACCGCGCGTTTCCGCGCCGCCTGTTGGTTGCACTATGCCGGCGACGTTGGCAAGGTTTGAGCTTGAGCCGGACGAGTAGCGGTTGTTGCCGCCGGTGTCCGAGCCGCGAATTGTGTGGTCATGGCTTTTCAGGTCGTCGGCCTGATAGGAACCCAGCAGACGCGCCAATCCGGTATCCGCGTTCGTGCCGGTGAAGCGCAGATGCATGTCGCGCAGATCGGGCAAGCGGAAATAGATCGCATCAACATCCGCGAACTTGAAAACTCTCACTGTCCAGGCAGCGGCGGCAACGGAGTGGCCGTTTTGCTGCGCCCACGCCCATATCGAGGCATAGGCGGCTTTTGGGGCGAGGCCGCCCGTCAAGTCCAATTCGTAGGCGCGGGGCGAAGCGGTCGATCCGAATTCAGGGCGGCCAACTTCTAGGCAGCGATATCCGGAAAATGCACCTGTACCGACAACGTCAACCCACTCCATCATGCCTACGCCGACAATGTAGACAACGTCCTGGGCTTTCTCTGTGGGGATGGCGAGGGCGACGCGAGGGCCGGCCGCAACCTGGTCTGCTAAATGACTCATGTCGTTTCCTATTCCTGAATTTGTGCCGCCAATGCGTCAATCTTCGTTTGCACGTCACGCATCGCACTGTTGTCACCTTCGAGCGCAAATTTACGTTGCGCCGCTGGTTGCTCGGTCTGCTCGATAACGGCAATCTGTGCGCGCAAACTGGCGTTGTTCTGCGCCTTGACTCGGTCCTTGTCGATGCTCCATTTCTTGCCGGTCCACTTCGCGTTTTCAGGAGGGACCAGGGCTGTCAAGCCACGATCCGCAGGCGAGATACCGATGTCACCCAAGTATTCAGGTTGAGCATCAACCGTGCGGAAGTAGTCGCCGCGCTCGTCCCTCACCGCGCACCAAGCGCCAGCGCGGTAGTCGCTGACGACCTGACCAGCGCCGTCGAGAAAGGCGGCGACGTAGCCGGCCGCAACCGACGGCGGTGCGTCCGGTGTTGCGTAGGCAGGAATCAGGGGCTGACCAGGTTCGCGCGGGCTTTCGCGTGCGTCGTCATCGTTGATGAATTCGCCGTTCACGTTGCTGTAATTGAAAATTTTCATGACTTCCCTTAAATGATGATGATCGGCAACCAGTCGCGGAAGCGCGGGCGTGTTTCTGGGCCTGTGCGCGGAGTGCCGTTGGTCCCATCGGTGACTGGATCTCGAATCGAGCCGTAAGCTGAGTTCTGCGGGTATACGGCCATGTAATCGTTGATCACGCCGCCACTTGAATAGCCATGCTGGGATTCGACATAGCTCGCGTGCCAATGGCCTTGAGCCGTGTCGGGGCGGTCGTTGCCGACCTGGCCGCCGGTGAATATCAGCAGGTTGCTGGCGACGGAGGTTGTCGCCGCTAGGCTTAATGTGACGCCGGTCGCAGTGATGCCGGCAACAGTCGTTCCGGCTTGCAATCCAGGACCGGAAACAGGCTGACCGATGAATGCGCCGCGTGTGCTGGCAATGCCGGTTACCGCCGTCGTCGAATTTGTCGTTCCGGTGATCGTCGATTTTTCATAGCCACGCTCGCCGCTATCGAGGGCGCGGTCGAACAAGCCCCGATCATCCATGACGCCAAACGTCGCCGCATTGCCGCCGTTGCCGTAGCCGTGGAAAAACAATTGGATAGACGCGCCTGCGACTGTCGCGGTCGAATTGACCGACAGAGTCACCTGGGCGGCACCGTCGATTGATTTAACCGTCGCCCCTGCCGGGATGGCGGCATGCTCGACCGGCATGCCTACCCACATGTCCTTCGTGCGCACCAGGCCCGTGATGACAGCGCCGGCCGCGTTCTGCGTGATGGTGCCGGTACGGAATGGGCAAAGGACGGCGAACAGTTCCGGGTAAACCAAACGTGGCAGCGCCGAGCCGTCGCGCACCACGGCGAAATCGGGACAATCCAGCGTCGGCCACTTCTGCGGCGTTCCGGTGAGTGCAGCCGATGCCTTGAGATTCTTACGTGCGACCGCTGCGCTCTGCACGTCCGCGAGATTTTTCGAGGAATCCAGCGGATTGATGACACTGCCGGCGACTTCGTTTTGCGCGCCGGTCAGACGTGTATTTTTTGGATAAGAGCGCGTCAGCGTGATCCGTGTTTGCGAGTTGATCGCATAGTCGATGCCTTCATCGAGGCGTGCGCCGCCGATATAGAAAACAGCGCCGTTTGTCGTGATCTTGGTGAGGTCGACAACAACCTGACCGGCCGCCAGGAGCTGGCTGTCGGACTTGGTGTTGACGTTGACGGTAATGCCGGCAGTCAAATCGACCCATTCCCAATCATTTGCCGCATTTGATTTTTTGCGCAGCACCTGTTGCGTCAGCCCGCCCGGCAAGATGTCGTCGCGGCTGCGGAAATACTGCGGGTGCGGATTGGCTTTCGCTTCATGCGCGGCGACCACCTCGGCGACCTTTTTATCCGCATAGTCGCGGGTCGCTAGGATGATCGACGGGTCAACCTTCAATTGCACATTGTCGGCGCTCGACACAATGATGACCATCCGCACGTTTTGCACGCGGCCCGAACCTTCGGCGAGCAAAGGCTTGTAGGTCTCGGGGCAATTGGCAATCGCGACCAAGTCACCGTCCGCATCATACAAACCGAGCTCGCGGATATACCAGCCGCCGATGCTCTCAGGGATGACCTGCTCCGCGATGACCTGATTCGGGTTGAGGGGATCGCGCGACAGGGAGTTGAGCGGCGCGCGGCGCTGCTGATGCACGAGAGAGGTGCGATTGCGGTCAGGAACCGGGACAACGCCGTTTCCGTCGCCGACCGCCATCTCCGCGTAGACGAGCGGGATGCCGAGCGCCTTGGCATTCGCGTCTTTCGCTTCGCCGACGGCCGTCAGAATTCCGTAATAGGTTTGTGCCATGTCTTCCTCAAATTGCAGTGTTGAGCGGTTGAATCGTCAGCGTGTCGGCCAGATGCACCCGCGCACCGATGGGCATCGTGACGTTGATCGAAATGGGACCAGGCGAGTACGGATAGACGGTTAGTTCGTCGCCGAGGTACGCCGCAACGGCTATGCGGTCAGTCGCACGCACCTCCAGGCTTAGAGCCAAGCCTGTAAGGTGCCTACTCAGCGGCTTGGCATCCGATATAAGCCGCTCCATTTCGAGGAACATCTCATCGGTGATGCCGGTGTCCAAGACGCCGACCTCAAGCGCAAACGTACCGCGCGGGCCGCGTGGCTGCGTTTGCCACCATTCGGTGATCTTGATCACGTACCCCAGCGTTTCCACTACGCGCCGCACTGCGGCGATGGTCCCCTTGTGTTGATGGATGTAGCGCGACGCCTTAATCGTTGCGCGCTTTGTCGCTTCGCTCCAAGAGTCGTCCCAGCGGTCTACAGAAAACGACCATGCCAGGATCGGTAGCAGGTCAACCTGGCAGCGGTCCGCACTCCAAAGATCGCGCAGCGGAACAGGAACATCGACCAGGGCGGCGCATGCCTTCGCAAGCGCCCGCTCCAATGGCGTCGTATTCGGCGGCAATGTGGCGACGAAGTTACTCATCGTCGCCCTCTTCGATGATGGCGGTATTGATGCGAATCGCCGTGCAGCGCGCCGCCTGCGTCTTGCTGCGCAAGATGTCAGCGGCCGGGCTGGTCAGCACGACGTTGACGACACCTTCGACCTTGAGCGCACCGATGTAGGCCGCACGGTAGATACTGAATCCCAGCGGGCGGCGCGGCGTCGATACCGCTGTTGCGTTCGCCCTCGCCGCAGCGAGGGCGATAGGCGCTTCCGGTCCTTTGGCGACATATAGCGTCGCCTCGACTTCATAGTCATCGACGGTTGCCGACTGCGCGGTCACCAAGTCGCCGAGTGGGCGCTTTTCTTCGTCGTTGACGGCTTCCTCGACCACACGCAACAGGTCCGGCGGCGCAATTCCGTCGGCCGCCGTGGACAACACTGCAATGACGACTTCGCAGGGTGCCGGACTGATCGCGCGCACGTCCTTGACGCGGCCGTCGGCGCTGCGTGCGTGGAACTCGTAGGCACTGCGCGGCCCAGCGGTCGAAAGGCCGTCGGCCGACTCTTGGATGCGCAAACGATATGCCTCGTCGTCTTCCATGACGGCTTCGGTCGGCGGCGTCGCGTCGGGATTTGCCGCGACGATCGTCAGCCGTTTAACGTTGTAGTTCGCGCCGAGATTGTCAAGGTCGGCGCGCTTCGAATATGGCAACATCACGGCCAGGGCCGAGTCGTTGACGCGATTACGGATGACGATTTCCTGATAGCTGTTTTCTTCCAACAGCTTGACGGCCGGCTCGGATTCGAGCTCAAGCATCGCGGCCGTCGCTTCACGGTCTTCCTCGGGCATCAACTCAATGACGGCCGATTTGCGGGTCGCAAGAATTTCCTCGAAATCCAAGACCTCGACAACCTGCGGCATCGGCAACAATGTCAAGTCGATAGGCGCGCTCATTGCGACACTCCATTGCGAACAGGGATGGACAGGTCAACGCTCTGACCGTTTGCGACGCCCTCCAACAGCACATAGATTGCGCCGGCAGCGTCGCGAGACAGCTTGACGCTGGTCAGCGAAATCCGCGGTTCCCAGGTCGCAATCGCATAGGCCGTTGCGGCGTAGATGCGCAGAACGGTCGGAGCGTTCAGCGGCTGGTCGATGAGCTCAGGAATGTCGGAGCCGTAGCGACGGCGGCGAATGCGCGAACCGATAGGCGTCGTCAGAATATCCCGGATGGATTGGCGGATATGATCCAGGCCAGCGAGCGCGCGACCAGTAAGGGAGCTCATGCCGCTCATGATGTCGGCCCGTCGCTGACTTCGTCGCCGCGCTTGACGCCCTTTGTCTTGTGGTTGCGCAAGCTGATGTCGCCCGCCTTCACGTCGCCCGTAGCAGTCACATCGCCTTCAATGACGACTGCCTTGCCGCCGCTGCCTCCCTTGACGGTTGCGCCGTTGTTGAGTGCGCTCGTGCCATGCACGATCAGGTCGCCCTTTATTTCGGCATCGCCGGTGCAGACAGTTTGCTTTGCGTCTGCTGTCACGAGGTCGGCTTTGATGGTCGCGGTGCTGCCGTCGGGCAGTATCGCGGTTAGCGCGTGCGCCTCAGCGTCGTAGCGCACGACAGCGCCGTCGGGATAGTGGGTAGCATGTACGAGAGGGTTGGTCTCTGGCGCGGGTGCGTCGAGCGTGTAGATGCTGCCGAGGATTTTGCCTTTTGTCAGGTCTCCGTCGGGTGATAGAACAATGACTTGCTCGCCGACAGATGGAGCCCACCAGGTGCGCGCATCGCCTGCGCGATCAGTGACCCAGCGTAGCCAAGTAGTGGAAAGATTTGGTGCCAACTGCACGCGCGCTTTGTCGCCGTCCACCTCGGCAATGATGCCGGTACGGATCAGATTTGCAAGCGTGCGAGCGATGTCGGATAGGTCGTAACTCATGGAACCCATGTTGCCGGATCGCGCGCACGAAGGCACGTTGCGGCGGGTTGATATCCCGCTTACTGACTTCGCACTTAGCCTTTGACGAGATGGCGCAACAGAACATCGCGCACGATGTCGCGATCATGGGCAGAGAATCCCAGCAGCGGGCGCGCCGGGTAGTTGTATGTGGGGCCGGTCGGTGCCACGCGATCCGGCAACCCCTCCTGATGAACATGGGCGAGGCGTGCGACCCGACCGAAGAAGCCGACCGCAACCTGATTTTCATCGACGCGTGTTTGCAGATAGGCGGTGGTCCGCAGTTTGTTGAACATGGCGGCTTTCTGGCGCTTGATGCGTCCGGCCTTACCGCGAAATTCTTTGCGATTCTTACGCGGCACGTAGGCCGTACCGTCAGGCGCACGCTGTTGCGCGATCCGCTGCGCCTGGCTGCGACGCAGTTCGATAGCCACCTGACGGCCGATTACGCGACGTTGCCCTGGGCTGATTTTGGTCAGCAGGCCGGCGGCCCAGGCTTCCAATGCTATTAGGTCGTCGCTCATGCAGCCTTTGGCGTGTACCACTCGGCCAGGAGATTGTCGCCCTCGTAGAGCGTCCAAAACGGATCATCGAACGGTGGCGTCAACTGCGGCTCGCGCACATGCGTGACATCGAGGCGGCCCGCGTCGAGTGGATTGACGGCGACGGCCTCGGTCAGTAGCAGGGTGATGGAGATGTCGCGAGACTCATGGTTGTTCATGTCCACTTCGAAGCGAATCGCCTTTTTTCGCAAGTCTTCGTTCGCAAATATTTCCGCCTGGTTGACCTTGAGCCAAGCAATCAGCGGCACGAATAAGGCGTCGAACGACGCGACGAAATCCGTGATGATGAGATTGAGCGCGTATTCATACCGGAAGGACAGCGACGCTGTTCCGGTCCCCAATGCGCCGCCTTCGTCGATGAAGATATGCAGCTTGTCGGGATTCTGGCGCAGGTCGGCTATGGCGCTAATCAGATGTTTTTTTAGGCTGTCCGGCTTGTACATTGAATTTCTTTCGCACGTCGTTGTAGGTGTCGATGCAGGCGTTCAATTGCCGGATGGCGTCGTCGCCTTCGCTGGCGATGGCGTCAAGAAACTGCGCAGCCTCGGGGTCAAGTTCGGCACGCGTTTCGTTCCGATCTCCGGCGACAGTTCCGGCACCTGCGCTACTGGCGTCTGCGTCACGCGAAACGACGGGGATTGACAGCCGGATAGCGCCACTGCGTACGCCAGCAATGAAATAATCGCGGTCAGCTTTCGCATCGTCTCTTTCCTTCATGAGTTTGTTTGCACGGTCCTGCTGCGCTTTTGCGGCGTCTTGCTCGCGCTGCCTGGCCTCATCGGTGGCACGCACCAGTGTGAGGGCGGCCGCCTCGTCGGCCTGGGCTGAAGCCAGGCGCAAATCGGCGATGACGGCATCCTTGCGCCATCCTTGGACGGTCCAACCCGCGAGCACTGCGCCTGCCAGCAGTGCGACCAGGATCGTATCGACAGCGGTATCGCGCAACCCGGTCGGCAAGGTCATAGCACCACGCGATTGCGAACCCAGCCGTAGACGAATCGACGCTGGCTTCTGTCGCCTTCGACGATTTCCAGGTAGCGCGCGCCTTGAATGCTGTTGAGGGCGCGCAACAGAACGTCGATACCTTCTTTCCCGCGCCACTTGATGTAGGCCGACAGCGCTGCAAAGGAAATCTCCCCGAGGCGGCCATCGACGAACAAGTCTTGATAGCGACTGCCGGTGTCGTTGAAAGCATTCAGCCAGCGTTGCAGGAATTCCGCCGAACGGTGCGGCCCCATGTTGACGCCGGTATCGACGAGCTCAGCACCGATGCGGCCGTCGATGGCGACGACGCGATCAAATTTCGGCTCGCTCACATAGCGTTGCAGGTAAATACTGCGAGCCACCGCAAGCGGCATGTCGCGCATGCTTCCCGTGTAGTTGTTGGCACGAGCTACGGCAACCGTGATGCCGAAGTTCGTCTCGCCGCCTTTGTCGGTCGGATCGTTGACATAACCGCGCTCCGCCTTGATGACTTCGTCGATGATGTCGTCAATCGTCATGGCGATTCCTTCGCATCTTTGATGAGCTCGCCGATATCTTTCTCAGACCGACGCTGAAACCAAAGCGCGACGGCGCGGGTGATCCACCAAGCCGGCGCGCCGACCATCAAATCGACCGGCTTTGGCCCGATGGCGGTTGCGATGGCCGGCCAGTGTTGCACCAGGAGCGCGAAGACCGGATCGCCGAAGACGCAGGAGAAAACGCCGGCGCAGGCCAGACGGCCGGCGAATTCGAGCTCATTGAACGAACCGTCGGCGTTGCGCGGCGGCAGCACCATATACAGCAAGGCGGTCCCCATCATGCCTAACGCGGCCTTGAGGCCGTACAGCTTCACTAATGCGGCAATGCCGCCGGCCGATTCTGCTGGCATGGTGTTGTTTCCTTTGGTGATCGAGGGTTGATAGTTCATGGTCATTAATCCCACAGGCTGATAGAGCTCTGCGTCGTGTCTGCGGCTTGTGCGGCTGGCGGCAATTCAATCAACGTCCCGCTGGGCAGGACCGCGCCGAATCCCGCGATATGCGGGTTCAGCTTCAACGCTTGTTCGAGGTAGGCAGTGCCGTCGCCCAAGTAGCGCCAGATGATGCCGTCGAGCGTTTCGTTTTGCTGGCTGCGCACTTGCATCAGATGAGTTCCACGGTCATGCGTGGCCGGCCGACGATGTCGGCAATCGCCCAATGGGCATTGCGGCGCTGATCCGCCGGCGCGATGTCCATCCATTCCATGCTTTTTTTGTCCGACAACGCGGCCGCCGTCGTGTCGTAATCGCGATAGCGTTCAATCAAGTCCGCTTTTGCCGTGCTGTAGACAGCGCGGCGATACAGCGACACGAGGCGGCTTTCGTCGTCGATCTTGGTCGCCGGCACGTCGGCCAGCTTGGCGAAGCCCTTGACCAGTTGCGCGTCTTGCCACTCGCGCAGGTCGCGATTGACGGACAGCATGGCGCTGACGATGGCCGGGCGAAGCCGAGCATCGGTAACGGTTCCGTCCAGGCGCATCGCGTCCCGCATTGCGAGCATGTCGATGTCGATAAAAAAGCCATCGTTGACGATCTTCGCGCCGGCGTCTGGCGCGGCGTCGGTCGTTGATGGCAGGGCGTTGTCGATTACGGTCATGAAGATAAGTCGGCGGTGGTCGGGCGTCAGAAATGCCGAGGCAATCGTCAACCCGAGCCGCCGAGCGCCGTGGGGTGCTCGTTAAGGGGAATCGGTCAGCCGCTTGATGCGGCGTTCCAATCGCTCAATGTCCTTTTTGACGCCAACGCCCTGGAACAGCGCAAGCGCGCGTTGCAGGTTCGTCAGCGACTCTTTTGCCTGGTCTGCGACGGCCGGCGCAATGTTCTCGGCGTCCACGGCATCCACGCCCGCCAGCAGCGCATAGGCGATAGCCTTGTGCAGCTTGGCGCGGGCCTGGTCCGGGGCGTCGGCTTCTTCGGTCAATGCCTTGACTTCGGAAAGCACAGCGACGGCGTGCTGGGCGTCCTGCGACAGCTTGCCGGTCAGGTAGCCGCCCGAGAACTCGTCAATCAACATCGTCGCCACGTTGCGGCTGTATTGGT